TTTCGAGCGGACGTCAGCCGGCGCGCTCATTCCTCGCAGAGCGTCATCTGCACCTCCCCCAAAATCGTTGGCGATTTTGGGGGAGGCTGGGAGGGGGTCATTTCCATCCGCAGCCGACTCAAACACAGATCATCGCATGGCCTTTCGAGCGGGTGTCAGCCGGCGCGCTCATCCCTTGCAGAGCGTCACCTGCACCTCCCCCAAAATCGTTGACGATTTTGGGGGAGGCTGGGAGGGGGTGATTTTCGCCGGCGCTGGGGATTCCTCGCTGCGCTCGGAACGACATGATCAGTCCCATGTCCTTTAGAGCGAGCGCAGCGAGCGCGGCAATCTTCCGCAGGGTTACCACCCACCTCCCCCAATATCGCGAAAGCGATTTTGGAGGAGGCGAAGGAGGGGGTCTGTGCCGCTGCGCGCGGAATGACGTAAACCCTGGTTGTCCTTTCGAGCGGGTGTCAGCCGGCGCGGCGGTTTCCCGCCGGGACGGCGCGCAAACCGTCCTGCGGTGTCCACACCACGCGGCGCAGCAGCAGCGGGCGCACCCCGCCGCCGGTGCTCAGGCGTGCCCATTCGCCCGCCAGCCGCTCGCCCAGCCGCGCCGGACGGCCGGCGGGGGTGGTCAGGCGGCCGTCCGGCTGCAGCAGCCAGCGCGCCTCGTCTTCAGCCGGCAGGGCCTGCACGATCAACTCCCGTTCGACGTTAACCTGAACGCTCAAAGGGCGGCCGGCCGCGTCCGGGCTGCCCAGCAGGTCAAGCAGTTCGGCGCCGCACGGGCGCAGCCCCTCACTGGGGTAGGCGGTCACACCGGGCAGGTCGGCCGGCAGGTGCACCCCCTTCAAAAACTGCCCGCCGCTTTGCGGAGCGGTCAATTCCAGCAGGCGGGTGCGGCGGCTTTGCCCGGCCAGAATGTAAAAATTCAGGTCGTTCAGCCCGCCGGAGCCGTCTGCCCAGGCCGAACCGTTCCAGTTCATCATCCGCCCGGCGGGGTAGGGATTGTTGCCCTCGCGGTACAGCACGTAATAATGAGAGGAGTTGAGCGCACCGCTGCGGCTGAAGCGCAGCCAGTAAGTCAGGCCGGCCTGCAGCAGGGGCGGCTCAGCAAAGCGGAAACGCGCCCAGCCCCGCCCGCCGGGCAACGCGTCGGCGGGCAGGCTGCTGCCGGCGAGAACGGCGCCGGGCGTTCCGTTCTGGTCGGCGCATACCTCCACCACCACTCCGTCGGCGGGGGTGGCGTTGCGCTTCAGGTTCAGCCCGGCTTCCAGCAGGTAAAACGGCCCGTAGTCGGTTTGGAAGCTTTGTGCCAGCAGCGCGTCACTGGTTGCCAGCCGGCCCAGCGTTTGCGGGGTTTGCGCCGGTTCAAGGAAGCCCTCCCGCCCCTGCTCGATCCACAGGTACGACCAGTCCAGCGTGCTGAACCAGCCGCGGCAGATCAGGCGCAGGGAGGGAGCGGCGCGGCGCGCCAGCAGGAAGGGTTCTCCCTGCGGCAGGGCATGGCGCTGCAGGTAAGCAGCGCGGGCTGAAAGCGCACGGGCTTCCGGCCCCAGCTGTAGCAGGCGTTCTTTGCGCCCAAAGCGGTTGAGGCTGAGCGGGTCTTCGGCCCAATCGGTGCGGGTAGGCCGGGCGGTGAAGGGCGGCTCGTTGACCGGCGGGGTATAGACCGCCGCTACGCGGTTGGCGAGTTGGGCAAGGTCAAAAACCGCCCCCGCCCTGCCGAGGTGGATCTCCGCGCGCGCCACAAAGCCGTTCCAGCAGGCTTCGCCCTCCGGGGAGTCCACCACCAGCGGGCGGCGCAGGGCGTCGGCAGCCCATGCGGCGGCATCTGCCGCGGCGGCGGAGTCCAGCTGCGCCGAAAGAATTGCCAGGGCTGCCCCGCCGGGTTCCTCCCACACCAGACGTTCCATGCGCAGCGGCCAGGGCGGCGGCAGGCAGGGGGTGTCATCGCGCAAAAACCAGCGGATGGAAAGCGTCTCGTTCATGGCAGGTTCACCCGCGGCGCGTAAAAAGCCTGCACCTCACAGCGCCCGTCGGGCGGGGCGCCGCTTTCGGTTTCCCACAGCAGGTACAGGCGGCAGTCATTGCCGGGCATCAGCTGCGCGCCGGCCCCGCTGAGCGTGTGGGTAAAGCCGATTTCTCCAGCCGCAGTCCGCGTGTAGGCCAGCCGATTTTCACCATCCAGCCACACCTCGGCGGCGGATGCGCCGTTCAAGGCGTTCAGTTCCAGCCAGCCTTCGGCCGGCAGCAGATGGAAGAAGTCCACATCCAGCGTTTTGGGGCTGCTGTCGCGGCTTTCGGCGTGCAGTTCCAGCGCCAGCCCGGCCGGGGTGATGTGCGGCTGCCAGCGCGGCGGCAGATGGAGCGCAGCGCCGACCTGCAGGGCGCTTTGCGGCTGTAGCAGGAATGGCGGGCTTTCTTCCAGTGGATGTCCGCCGGTATCCAGCAGCCGCCAGCGCAGGTACACCCCGGCTGGGGGCGGGCTGGCAAGCCGCAGCACGCTGCGAAAGGCCCGCCCGGCGGCAAATCCCAGCAGGAGAGGGGAAAGGCTCCAGCGCAGCAGGGCAGCCGAATCGGGACGCGTCCACTGCACGCGGCGGTAAGCCGCGCCGCTGGCGGTTGCATCCGTCAGCAGGCTGGTTGCGGTACAATCCGCGCCCGGCAGGGCGGCTTCGCCTTCCAGGGCGTGCGGAAAAGCCTCCCCGCCCCACTGCAGGCGGCTGCCGGCGGCAATGATGAGGCGCTGCAGGGTCTCTCCGGTTGGTTGCAGCAGGCGCACCCGCAGGCTGAGCGGGGCAGGCAGACCGCCGCGCAGGTCGCCGGCGGCAATATCGGCAAAGTTCTGGTGCCCGCCGCCGCCGTCGGAATGGTTGAAGAGGGTCAGGCCGGTTTCCAGCCGGCTGCCGTTGGCGTTGGAAAGCGGCAGGGCGGCTGCCGTTTTGCGCCAGTTTTTGCTGCGGCGCAGGTAAAGCCGGGCGGTAAAGGCGCCGCGCGCCGCACTCTGGTTGAGCGGGTCGGCTTCCAGCCACCCGTCGCGCAGGGCGGCGTAGAGCGGTTCATCTCCGGCCGCGGCGCGGTGCTCCAGCCGGGCAAAGGGCGTGCCGCGTACCTGGCTCAGCACGGCTTCCAGCCCTTCCAGCCACTCGCGGATGCCCGCTCCGCGCAGTCCCAGCAGGGCGCATTCGATGACTTCCCCGTCGTTTTCGGATGGGCGCAGTTCCAGCCAGCGCAGAGATTCCAGAGGCGGCTGGGGCGCGGCGGAGTGCAGTGCCCAGCCGGGTGAATCGGGCAGCAGAATGGTCAGCGAATTCATCGGCATCACTCCAGCGGCCAGCCGGGCTGCTGCGGGTCGTCGGCGGGTGGGTAAGGGGCGCTCTCGGTGGATTGCAAACGGCGCAGGCGGTAGCGGTTCAGCCCGCTCAGCCCTTTCTCGAAACAGTCCAGCAGGGTGCGGGCGGTGGTCAGCGCGGCGGCCTGCTGACCGGCGTGGTAATCGAAGGCGTCCAATCGTTCGGCTGCCCGGCCGAGCAGCGCGTAGCCCAGCGCGCCGCGCAGCAGCAGGCTGTTGAGGATGGTCGGCAGGGTGGTCGGATTATTTTCGCCGTCCAGCCCGTAAATCAGCCAGCTTTCGCCGCTGGCAGCCAGCAGATCGTGGTAGGCCTGGCGCAGGGCGTGGGTCAGTTCGGCGTCGCTCCAGATGACCGCCTGCGGGTCGCGCAGAATGTGACGCAGTTCGGCAATCAGGTCGCTGGCGGTGTTCACCGGTTTTCCTCCCTCGGCCAGCACAATTTGCGCCCGTCGGCGGCGATGATGATCAGCCGGCCCTCGTCCGTCTGACGGAAGGCGAGCGGGGTTTCCTTCAGCCCCAGGGCGCGGCAGGCCTGCTGCACCGGCGGCGGCAGTTCCGCCCAGCCGGGCTGCGGGTTGGGCAGGGTGGGCTGGCTGGCGCGGCTCATCGGTGCGGCTCCTGGCTGCGCCCGGCGTCTTCGATGGCGACGCCGGTGGAATAAACGGCCAGAGCGGCGATGACCCCCTGGACGGCCTGCCAGCCGTTCAGTTCGCCGCTGCTCCAGCCGGCGGCTATGGTGACCAGCGCGGCAATCAGCGCCCAGAATTTGCGCGAACGCAGCAGGCGTTCCAGTTGAGAAAGGATGGGTTGCATGTTGGTTTTTCCTCCGGTTGAAAAAGTTGGGTGAAAAGCGGCAATCTGCCGCACAACCCCCACCCACCTCCCCCAATATCGCGAAGGCGATATTGGGGGAGGATGGAAGGGGTGATTCCGGTTAGCAGTGGTGAGTTTGGCTGCGCTTGGAGTGCCATGAACAGCCCCATGTCCTTTTGAGCGAGCGACAGCGAGCGCGGCAATCTCCCTTCCTTGAGGGAGACTCCTCGCTGCGCTCGGAGTGACGTTAACCCGGGCATGTCCATTTGAGCGAGCGACAGCGCGCCGTAAAAATCACTTTTCAAGGTGCAAATCGGGGTGGGCGGCCCACAAACGGCGCACCATCTCCTCCAGTGAGAGTTTGGGCGGCGCGCCGGACACGGCTGTTTGACCGCACCAGGCACGCAGGTCGCTCAGGCTGCCGTTGAACCAGTTCAGGTCGAGCGGCTGCCCGCCGCCGCCCGGCAGGATGAAGCGGTCGCCGCTGAACTGCCACATGCGCCAGTTTTTTACACCGCGCGGCAGCGCGGGACTGAAAGCGCGCGGCAGGTGCTCACCGCGCAGGGTTTGCCAGTCCACGGTTAACTTGCCGCGCGGGTAGGGGTACTGCGCCAGCCAGACCTCCCACTCCGCCAGCCAGTCCAGCATCGGGGCTGCATAAGCCTGCACAAAGGTGGTGCGGGTGTAGATCAGGGTGGGTTTGGCGGTGCGGCGGGCAATGCCTTCGGCAACCAGCCGGGCGCAGCGGCTGATCTCGGCGGGCGGCAAAACGCGGGTAATTTTGCGGCTGACCCACTCATCCCAATCGCGCCAGTGCTGCTCGACATCCACCGCGCAGAAGTCCAGCGGCAGGTCATCGCCGGCGCGCAGGAAGTTTTCCACCTGCCGGGCGGGGTCGTTGGTCGGGTCGCACCAGTGGTAACCGCCGGTCAGCAGGCCGGCGCGGCGGGCGGCGTTGAGGTGCTGGCTGCGCCGCCCGTCGCGCAACTGGCTGCCCTGGCTGATCTTGACCACCGCAAAAGCCACACCTGCAGCGCTCAGCGTCCCAAAGTCCACAAAGTCGTTCCAGTGGGAGACATCCACACCGAGGGCGCGTTCATCCGGCGGCGTGAGGGGTCGGGGTTCAGCCATCGGCTCGTTCATGGTCAGGCCACGTTGGCTTTGTAAAGCGGGCGGTAATCGGCAACGAACACGCTCACCCAGTGGCGCACCTTCATGCGGATTTCGTCATGGGTGAACAACGCCCCGCTGGTTTCGCGGTCGGCGATGAAGATTTCCGGCAGCAGGCCGAAGCGTTCGCCGAGGATGATGGCGGGGGCGAGGCGCGGGTCGGCAGCGGCGGCCCAGTCGTTCGGGTCGTTGAATTCCGGACAGGTGATCACATCCCCCATTTCGCCGCGCTGAAGATTTTCCGAAAAGATGTTGGCTTCGCGCTCAAAGGATGGGTAGAGGATGCGCATGGCGGTCAGGCGCAGGGCGCGCGGCACAATCAGGTAACGCGCATCCAGCGCCAGTTTGGGAGCGCTGCCGCCTTCGGCCACCAGCATCGGCTGTTCGTAAATGGCTTTGCTGGCGGCTTCCCACGCTTCGCTGGAAAGGGCGGCGGTGCCTAAATTGCGGTGATTGGCGGCATGAAACACCGCGCTGCCATCCGCCATTTGCGGGCCGACCCCGTTATTGGCGGTGAAGACGCTGCCCACCAGCGCCGAGATGCGCCGCAGGGCGGCTGAGGCCAGTTTGCGCGGGTACTGGCGCAATTTGTGGGTTTCGTCGCGCTCGAACATCTCCAGGGTGAGCGCCACATAACCGCCGTATTTGCCCCACTCGCCCACTTCGGCCGAATCGCGGATCGCCAGTTCGTTGTAGGCGGCTCCTTCGGCAACGCCGGGCAGTACGCTCACCTCGCCCACCAGCACGCCGGTAATCGGGTGCAGGCTGGAAAAGTGCTCAACGCTGACAATCGGCTCCCACCAGCGGTAACCGCTGCGCCCCAGTTCTTCCCAACCGCTCAGCACCAGTTTGTTGAGGGCGTCTTTCAGCAAACCCGGCAGGGTTGCCGTGGTCGCCAGGCGCACGCGTTCCGGGTAGTAACCGCCGTAGAAGTCATAGTCACCGGTCAGCAGGGTGTACAGCTCGCGGATGCCGCTCAGCCGGGCGGCTTGCAGGCCGGCCAGTTCTTTGGGTTTGGGGATGCCCAGCAGGTCATGCACGGCGGCGTTCAACTCGTCCTCCGGCGAGTGCACGGCTTCGATGCGCGGCGGACCCTGCACCCACTGTCCGGCGGTCAGCTGATGCACCATCCGGCGGGTGTCCTCGATGGCGCGCTGCAGGTCGGCGGCTTCAAACACCCGCCCGCTGAACTGGCGGCGGATGCTTTCGGCAGCCGGCGCGGGCAGGTGCGCCGCCGCCAGCGATTGTTCCAGCAGCAGGCGGCACAATTCGCCTTCCAGCACATCCGTCTTGCTCGCGGCCGGGGGTGGTGCGCTTTCGCCGGCGGCTGAAGATGGGGTAAGGGATTGTTCGTTCATCAGGTTTCCTCCATCGCGTGAAAAAGGGTTGAAAAGGAAGGGTTGAAATTGTTGATTGAGGGCGCGCAGAAATGTCCCGCCGCGCGCCGGTTGAATCACACAGTCCACCGACAGGACGCGCAGGATGCGCTCCACCTCGCGGCCGCGGGCGGTGAACAGCAAATCTGCCGAAAAGCCCACCTGCGGCCGGACGGTTGCTTGCAGCATGGCGCTGCCCAGGGCACGCAGCAGCCCGGCGGCCGGCCCCAGCGGTTTGAGCCGCAGGCGGATGCCCTGGCGCTGTTCGTCCCACTGCGGGTCATACACCACCCCTGCCAGATCGCGCAGGCTGGGCTGGGCGGGATGATGGTCGAGGTAACACTCGCGCCCGTCCCACAAAGGCAGCGACTGACGCAGCACCTCGGCGCCGAACACCCAGCCGTTACCTTCTCCGGCGCTGATCGCCAGGATTTCAAATTCGCCCAGCGCCTCGGCGTTCAGTTGAACGCGGGCGGCGCAATCTACCGGCCCCGATTCGGCAATGCTTGGAACAGCTGGCGCGTTCATGTCAGCCCCCCGCCTTTGGCTTCGCCGCTGAGCAAATCTACCTTGCCCGGCGGAAAACCGCCTGCTCCGCGCGGCGCAACCCCGCTGGGCGGGGCGGCTCTGCCGCGCTGCAGCAGTTCTTCTACCTGCGCCGTTTCGCCGATGAAACGGTACGCCACGCGCAGCAATTCGGGGTCGTCAATCAGTCCGCGGTCGCGCAGTTGAGTCACGACCGCGAGAATGTGGTTGCCGGCCAGCCCCAGCGCCACATTGTCGCGCGCCGAAAGGTCGCCGCCGTGCACCCGGATGCGGGCATGCGGGTTGACCCGCCCGCCGCCGGGGCGGTTGCCCTGCGCCAGCGCGCGGCGCTGCACCGCAATGCCCAGCAGATCACCTACCACCTGCACGAAGAACGCCTGACGCTGTTCAAAGCGGCGGTAGGTAGGCCCGCCGGCGGCTTCGGCGGTGGTGCGCGTGCTGGATTCCGGCTCGGCAAGGAAGTGCAGCGGCAGTCCCGTGCCGGCGGCAATCATTTTCTT